TTGCTTATTTAATAAAGTACTTAAGTACATAAACCTGAATACGTACGGACAGATAAGCAGATTTTAACATATGTAAACTAAATGTAAACCAAAATACGGCACCTGTAGCATAAAAAATTCACTTTTTATGTCCCTTTTTACAAAAGGCATGATATAATAAACTTAAAACTGAGGAGGCAGACAAAATGGTAAAAAATCCTATTTATGTTGATAAGTGCCTTAAAGCTTTAGCAGAGGTACTTTTCTGGGATATTAGAACTTGCCCTTTTTGTGGCAAAGGGCCTAAAGAATATGATACTTCTCCTAATCATGACTCTCAGTGTGTAGTTTTAATAGCTGATGAATTAATGAATCAATAAATGAAGGAGGTAGACAGAATGATTACTAAATGCCAACATAAGCATACTAAATATCAGCCAGCTGACGAAGCCTGGCACTGCCCCAAGTGTGGTACAGATAATTCTAAAGGAGACTTTTACATAGAGGATGGTGTTAATCCTGAATGTGAACTTCTTCATCCAGAAGACTATGTGAAATGCGAGGCCTGTGGATACAATGCTTCTGGCACTGAACTAGCAAAGGCTCTTATTAAAAAAGAAAATCTTATAGTTTGTGAATGTTGTAAAGGACGAGGATATGTAAAAAAGTCTTCGTAATGGAAAAACTAGGTCCCTTTTTGTTCTAGGCATGATATAATAAACCTAAAACTTGGAGGTTATGGACGATGGCAGCGAATTCATACGCAAAGGCAATTAGGATGGTACATCCTGACATCAACCCCAATCTTAAAAACGCCCATGACCTTTCGGTTGTCGTTAATCAGTATAAAGATAATGAATATAAACTTAATCAATTTATTTCTGCATGGCAAAAGTATGGATTTGATTACAACATCCAACAGTTCATTAATGCTAGGGTAAATCCTTCTGCTCGCCCGCAAAGCATCAGTGTCAATATTCGCGACATTGTAAAAATTCCTACTAATAAAAAGAAAATGCCATATCTTACTGGCATTATCATAAAGCTTAGCAGAGTAACCCGCGGTAAGCTTTATGGGTATCACAAAGTAACGATTGTTGACGCAGAAAAAAGAACTTGGCATTACAAGTGCCGCACCCTTGATAACATAACAGTTACTGGCAGAGCAACAGTGCAGGAATATTACGAAGCAAGAAATGCTAAAGCGCCTGCTCCTGAAAAGCCCAAAATTAGGCAATATGACTTCATGAAAATTGGGTTAGGAAAAAGAATCCATTATTATGAATGGAGATTAACTAAGATCTGGGCAATGTATCAAGGTCGTGAATATTTGGTTCACAGCACTGGGCATACTAAAGTGCGGTTAATTGTTCCTGGCAAAAAATGCTGGTTGTGTGTACTGCCCACTGAAATTACTTCTACCAGAAGGGAAACTGTTTAACATTCTAAGTTTAATATGATATAATAACTAAGGAGATATCTAATGACCGACACTGAACTTCTCAACTGGCTTGAAGGAATTACTCATGAAGGATTTTGCCCTGCGGTAATTTTCGACGACAATGGCCACTGGACTGTGTCTTTTGAAGGATGCCAAAATGTTCCGATGGAAGAAGGTCCGTGTGATATTTCTACATCCTTCTACGTAGAAGAAAATAAATGGCATGATACTCTTAGAGAAGCCATTTTGGCTGCACATGAAGAAATCAGTAAATACAAAAATGAATTTAAAGACGGTTTTGACGAGGAGGAATAACATGTTAAAAGGACATGAAGACATTGTTAGCGGGCTTTTACATTTACTTGAGTTCTTTATCGAAAAGCAAACTAAAGATATTGAATTCTACTCTTTTGACAACAGAATCTTCTCGTTTCAGCAATATGTTTATGACTGCGTCTGTGATCCTGATGAAGAGCACGGGCCAGACTGCGCGATGGCTGCACCAAATTTTTTGTTTAAGCCTACTAATTTTTCAATCAGCTGGTTTAAACATATCGGCAGAGGGATGACATACTCTGAAGATATTTCAGTAGTTGAATTTTACAGAATTATTAACACATGCATTTTTGTTTTACTTGATGAATCTTTAAAGCTTAATACGGAGGCGTAGCATGGCTAGTAAGGTTTTACATCTTAGTAAAAGAGGCTTAATAAATCCTCCTAGTTATGCTACTAATACTCAATATGAAGTAATAACTGGGTCTATTGCCTATGGAATGTCTTCTGATACTTCTGATTGGGATATTGTAGGGTTCTGTATACCAAATAAAGAAATTGTATTTCCACATATCTCAGGAGAAATTCTAGGTTTTGGGCACCAAGTTAAAAGGTTTAATCAATATCAACAGCATCATGTTACTGATAAAGAAACTAATAGGGAATATGACATAACAGTTTACAATATTGTAAAGTTTTTTCAGTTGTGTATGGATAACAACCCTAACATGGTAGATACTTTGTTTGTTCCAACTAGGTGTATTGTCCATTCAACTAAAATAGGTAATATGGTCAGAGACCAAAGAAAAGATTTTCTTCATAAAGGTGCCTGGTATAAATTCAAGGGGTATTCCTACAGCCAAATGCACAAAATGAAGACCAAAAATCCTATAGGGTCTAGGGTTAAAACTATAGAAGACTTCGGGTATGATGTTAAGTTCGCCGCACATGTTATAAGACTTCTAGATGAAGTTGAGCAAATTCTTCTTTTTGGAGATTTGGACCTTACTAGAGCAAGAGAACATCTTAAAGCGATTAGGCGCGGCGAAGTTCCTATGGAAGAAGTTGAAAGGTTTTTCTATGTTAAGGAAAAATGGCTGGAGAAAGCTTATCATGAGTCGTCTCTTCCGGATAAACCTGATGAAGAAAAGATAAAAAGACTTCTAGTTTCTTGTCTTGAAGAGTTTTACGGCACAATAGATGCGTGCTTTAAAGAAACAAAATTAACAAACAATTTGATTACAGATTTGAAGATGTTAATATCTAAATACGAATAAGGAGACGCGGTATGAGAAATTTTCATAATGCAATTAATGACCTAGCAGATGAATACCCGGAAAATAGAAAGATTTTACAAGAGGCTTTTCCAGATGCATTTAAAAGAGGGCTGTTTCTTATTCATGAAAGCAGAGGCACAGATATTGCTGACCGCCTGTACTTCTATACTAATCCAACAGAAAGGGATCTACAAAGATATATTGTAAACCTTAATGGCAGCTTTTCTTGTGATACTGAAGAAATTTATCCATCTGCAAGTACCCCAGCATTTACTGGCGTCATAAAAATTGAAAACGGCAAAATTATTGAAGCTTTAGAAACATAAAACAAAAACAAGGAGGAATTGGGTCATGGCTAAAACACTAGTAGAATACATTCATCAACCCGCAGACACCCGGCACATGAGCAAAGAATTTGCCAAAGCTGTTCTAGGCACCTTTGCTGGGAGAAAAGCTAAAACTGAAGTTGAGAAGTTTGTAAAATCCGCGATTAACAATGAGAAGGTCGGCGTGTTGGTAGCATATCCGGAGGGCGACAGAGTTCTTGTAGGATATGCTCAGTGGAATGAATATATGGACAATTATAGCAAAGAGCAGATGATTAGAATTGCTCATGATCGTGCCCAGCGCTGGAAAAACAAAGATGTTCTTAAAAGGAATATTCCTTTTAAGATTGAAAAAGCTTTGCCTGGATTTCTTCATCGGGCTAAACGCTATTTCAAAGACAAGAAGTTTGTAAACTGGGTTAAAATCTAAATTCATCAAATGACCTAGAAAATAGAGACTTATTTCTATTTTCTAGGTCCCTTTTTCTAAAATCTGTAATATAATACTACTATGATAGAGAAAATCATTAAACGTCTGTGCGAAGCAAATCACCAGGTCTTCATAGTAGGTGGAGCTGTCCGTGATTTGTTTCTGGATAAAAAGGTAGCTGATGAAGACTTAGTAACTTCAGCTAAACCTGATGAAATCATTGAGCTGTTTTCTGATCTTGAAGTTAATCTTGTAGGTAAAACTTTTGGCGTAGTGATTGTGGAATCGATAGAAGTAGCAACCTTTAGGTCTGATACCTATACAGGCCATTCTGGTAAAGCTCAGATTAAGTATGCTGATTCTATTGAAGAGGATCTCTCTCGCAGAGACCTTACCATTAACTCCTTGGCTTTATGTCCTATATCTGGAGATCTGGTAGACATCCACGAAGGTCGTAAAGACCTCAAGAAAAGAATTATAAAGTTTGTTGGTGATCCTAGGGATAGAATTAATGAAGACCCTGTAAGGATCATAAGGGCAGCAAGGTTTAAAGCTTCTATTGACGGGGAGTTTGATTTTGAGACTTTGGTAGCTCTTAGAGAGTTAGGTTATTTGGTTAATTATGTAGCTCCTGAGAGAATCAGGTTAGAAGTACTTAAGGCATTAAAAAACAAATATGCCTCTAGATTTTTTAATGCTCTTCATGAGATTGGAATTTTGCGGAATGTTTTTCCTTCTCTTGAAAAGACTATAGGCTTTGAAGGCGGTGATTACCATAAAGAGACTGTGTTTGAACATAATATGCTTGCCGGTGATCACATATCTCCAAGATATCCTTTATTAAAACTTGCTGCGTATCTTCATGATGTTGGTAAGCCTGAAGCTTTTAAAGAAGGGCACTTTCTTGAGCATGAAGATATTGGAGCAGATATTGTTAGGAAAGAATTGGAGGCTATGAGATTCAGCAATGACGAGATTCTGTGTGTAACTAACATCATTAAAGTCCATATGAATCTAATATCTAACTTAACGCCTAGAGCTTCTAGGAGACTTCTAAAGCGGCTTGCAGATCATGGTATTAGCTTCTTTGATTTTCTTAGAATGAAGATGGCTGACAGGGCCGGTAATCTCGCAAAGGATAACAGACCATTTTCTCATCTGGTAGCTTTAGTAAGGAAGTTTAATAACATTAACATTCCCGATAAAGTTACACAGCTTGCCCTTAATGGCCATGACATCCAGGAGATTCTTGGTATTAGTCCTGGCAGAGAGGTTGGTAAGATCCTTAACGGTCTGCTGGAGTTTGTTCTGGAAAATGGTGAAGAATTTAACACTAAAGAAAAACTTACTGAGCTTGTAAAAAGTAGGTCCCTTTCTTAAAGCTTTATGATATAATAAACTTAAAACTGAGGAGGTTGCAAAATGAAAAACGTCATGGGTTACGGCTTTGGTATCGGATTCAATCCTTTTACTGGTGAAGTTAAAGTCGTCAAAATGAGGGCCGACGTTGACGAAAACGGCAAAATTGAATTCTTCATGGAGGATGAAAAGGAGTCTTTTACTCCTAAAAAAGAACAGGAGTCTAAACCCAAAGAAAAGGTAGTTTACTGCGATAATTGTGATGATAAGGCTAATGACGCCAGGAAATTTTACGTCAGGGAGGGTTCTCATGATTTTGAAGGCGAGGCGATGGTTCTTTGCGATTCATGTAAGTACGATCTTCGCGGAATGTTGAAACTTGCTTAATCGTATAACTTAACAGCGCAGAAGCCCTATAGGACTTCTGCGCATCTTTATAAGGAGATTTAATATGAATATTAAAAAGGATTTTATTCCTGGTGTAATTATTGAGTCTTTTCCTAATAACCAGTACGTAGACATTCACACAAGAGAACAGCTGGTGTCAAAGACGTCATATGGCGAACAATTTACTTATACTAAAATTTTGGTTGAACGAATTTTAGCAACTCCTGGAGTTATTCAGGTGAATGCTTATCCATATAGAATTAGTATTCAGAAAAGCCCCATATACAACTGGGATGAGATTTTAAATTGCGTTAAAATATTAATTGCGTTAAAATATTAACGCAATTTAAAATCACTTTTAAAAAGGTCCCTTTTTCCTCGGTTATGATATAATATAACTAAAACTTGGAGGTAAATTATGGAACCCTTTTTCAACGTAGTCAAAGAGCCTATTTTTCGGCAAAGCGGCAGAGAGATTCCTAACAAGTTCGTTCTCATTAATGAGGAAACTAACGACGAACTAGGTATTATCTCTAAAGACTATGAGGTTGTTTATAACCGCCAAGTATTTAACCTCTTTTCAGAAGCAATGGGAGCTTACAAAGTGACTAAAGAAAATCATCATCTTGATTCTATCGGTCGTAGGTGGAAATGCGACTGGGTCTTTGATGATGATAAATTAAACATGGAAATTATGCCTGCTGATGTTGTTGGATTAGCATTGCGGTTCTTTAACGGATACGACGGCAAAACGAGCTTTGGCTATGAGCTCTATGGATTTAGGGCATTATGCTCTAATGGCCAAGTATTCGGTAAAAAATCCCTGTTTTCCAAAACATATCAGCACTTTATTAACTCTCCACAGAGGCTGCATACTGATTTTATCAGCCATATGACAAATTTCCAGATAAACGTTGGGATTTGGCAAGATTGGGCTAAAATCCCTTTCACAAAAAACCAATTCAAGGTCTTCTTAGAAGATAAGAAATATCTTGGTAAACGCCTTTCTGCTAATCTTCTTCAAGATTCTTCTAAAATCTTGAATATGTTCAATATGGATGAAAGTATGTGGGCGTATTATAATGTCATTACATACTTTTCTAGCCATGAGACTAAAGGAAGTAAGGGCGCATCTCCTATCTTTGGTCATGGGTATCATGTTTTAACTAAACTTGCCGAAGATTTTTATAACATCAAAACTGAAAATCCCGGCATCAAGCTTTTGAAATAAATATAAAATGCGCCTGTAGCTCAGCTGGATAGAGCAGCGGACTTCTAATCCGCTGGCCAGAGGTTCGAATCCTCTCAGGTGCGCACAAAATAACATGGGCCCATAGCTTAAAGGTAAAGCAAATTCCTCATAAGAATAAGAGTCGAGGTTCAAGTCCTCGTGGGCCCACCACATTAAAACAAGGAGAACTTAAAATGGAAAATTATGTTAAAAAAGATGGCGAGAAAATCTCTGTAGATGCTGGAACTATTAGGAAGTTAGCAATAATAGTGCATGCTGAACATCTTGTTAAGGAAATAATTCCTGAGGCTTTTGAAATAGAACGCAGAAAAGTTCGCTATGGAACCCTTTTTAAATATGGCAATTGTACATGTATGCTGTGTCAGATTTCTCCTTTAGTAGGAAAAATGATTGTACTTTCTGGATTTGATAAAGGAAACAGATACTGTGATACGCAAATACCTCTTGGGTTAGATGCTGCAGTACTTCCTTCTGAATTTGATGATTGGGAAATAATTGGATAGGAGACTTTATGATCTATAACGGTGTAATGCTATCAAAAAAAGATGTAGAACTTCTATGCAAACTGTTTTCTAAAATTGTAATTGACAAGACGTATTTTAATTGGTTACATGATCAAGGATTAATCAACCTTTTCTACGAACTTAAAGGTACTTTGGATGATCCAATTGATGATCATCTGGATGCATATCATCATAAACACGATTAACTTTTATGGAGGTATAGAATGATCGATCAACATACTTGTCCATATTGTGAAGAATATACCAAAGATCCAAATTCTTTATGTGATAAATGCTGGTCTGAGTATCTAGGCACTCATGTAGGAGGCAGAGGAGAAAAGAAGTGTTCATGTAATATTTGCCTAAGTCTAGGTATGAGATTTAAAGCCTTGGCAGATGAGGAAGAAAATTCTTAGGAGGTGTCTATATGAGAACCTATACAGAAACAAAAGAAATTCTCATAAATAGAATGAAAGGCGCGATCTCTAGCCTTGACATGTATGTCAATGATTTAAATAATGGCAATATGTCCTTAAGCGAATTCAGACTTCTAGTGTATCAACTAAAGGACGAGTCTAGTTCATGGTTTAATGAAGTAATTTGGTCTAACACAGACTGGAGAAAATAAATGAAAGAAGACAATAAACCAATAATTCCTCGGTTACCTTTGGAGGCTGTAGAAAAGTTAAAAAGAGGGGTTACTGTTGACTCTAAGAAAAAATACAACCGTAAAAGAGATAAGAAGGTAAAGGCTATTGAAAAGTAGAATAAATATTATAAAGGAGGAAATTCCATGAATTAACTTAAAGGAGAAATCATGGGATATTGTCGTAGATGGGAACGCACATGTGAATGGTGTCTGAGGTCTAGAACTTTGCATATTGCGCCTACAGAAGAAGGTTATGAGGCAATTTTTGTAAAACACCAAATGAGAAAGCAAGAAAAAACTTCTTGCGCTGAATTTAACGGATGGAAAGCTAAGGTTAAATGCCGTAAGCAATATATGAAGAATTTTAAGAAGCACCAAGATTCTATAAGGCTGGAGGACCTATGAAAAATTTTATGATAATTTTAATGGCTTTGTCAGTATTTTCTTGTATGCCAACCAATTTAAACACTCCAGCATTAAATGATGCAGTCTGGAACAATATTAGGCATGGAATGACATATGATGAAGTATATAACATAGTTGGCGCCCCTACTGGCGTAGACGCGACAACTTTTGAAAATCAGACTCAAGAAGTCTGGATTTGGTATATCAATGAGAAAACCACAAGCGGATATGCATTTATTCCAATCGTCAACACATACAACCCATTCGGCTACACCGTGGAATTAGATGCTAAAATTACCTTTAAACATGGTAGAGTTTATCATCTATATAGAAATAAGAGAGTAAACGAAAGGTGGTATCCATAATTTTTACTGGAGAAGCCAATGGTAAGTCAGAATACTCTATTAAAGAAGGCTTTGCTAGAAACAAAGAAATCTGGCCATATACGGTTTAGGTTCGGGGTTGTCATATTCAACAAGAATAAGATTCTGTCTGTAGGTACTAATTCTATAAGATCAGCAAAAAATCTTCACCCTCGCTTCTCTAGGTGGCCTGGAAGTGTGCACGCAGAAGTAGCTGCTATACTTAATGCCAAAACAGATCTAACTAACGCAAGCATATTTGTTTTAAGAATTAATCTAGCAGGAGATCTTATGTTGGCTAGACCCTGTGTCCATTGCATGAAATATATAAAGGCCGTAGGCATCAAAAAGATTATCTACAGCATATCAGAAAATGAATTTGGTGTAATCTTTTTATAGAAAATAGTCCCTTTCTTTTTGTTTTATGATATAATAAACCTAAAATTGAGGAGGTTATCATGGTTATCTACAAGTATGAATTAAGCGTTGAAACTGACCTTATGATTCCAGAAGGAGGTAAAATTTTAACTGTTGGTGCTCAAGGTGATGGTCTTTTTTATGGGCACTGGTTGATAAAAATGCTACCCCTGTAAAACGTACTTTTATGACTTTTGCTACAGGCCAAGAATTTTCCATAAATAATTTGAAATATATCGGAACTTCATTTATGGACATAGGATATGTTTTTCATACCTTTGAAGTAGGAGCCTAATATGAAAATTACACCCGTGGCAGAATCCGTGATTAAGAACTTTGGGGATATGTTCTATGTTCCTCATATTCTTATCAGTATACGTAATCCAGGCCAGAGTTATTATACCATAATGGACAACAAGAACAGACGCGCTACAATGATTCTTAAGTTCCATGATGTTGATACGGCCCATGAAGGAATGTTTGACTTATTTACTGAAGTTCAGGCAACCAAAATTCTCGAGTTTGTGGATAAATGGAAAGATAGTATTAAAGAAATTGTAGTAAATTGCACGGCAGGCTTCTCACGATCTCCTGGAGTAGCCGCGGCTCTATCAAGAATTATTAATGGAGAAGATTCTGATTATTTCAGAAAATTTAGACCTAATATGTTGGTCTATAGAACAATACTTGATACATACGAGAAAAACTTAATTAAGGAGAAAACTAATGATTAAAAGACTGATGATGTCTATTGTGTTTATGTGCGCTTTAACTTCTTTTGTTATGGCCCAAAGTGCCCAAATTGAGTCTGTAAAAGCTGCTAAACTTGTAAATTTTCAATCTAAGAGCATTGAACAGACAATGAAACAATATTCTTGGTTTAGTGCAATAAAATGGGATCAGATTGTTATGGAAGACGGCAAGACTGCTGTTGTTTGTTGGAATCTTGCTGATGTCAATTCTGTATCTAATTCAAGTAAAGTTATCAGATTGGCTATTGGATTTAGATTTGTGTTTAAGAATCCTCAAGAATTTATTTTTGATCGCCTTTTTATCATGTACGAAACTCAAAATTCTAGAGATCTGATTTCCATGAATCATGACCAAAAAATTATGGAAATGTATAATGACGTTTATACAGGAAACAAAAGATTTATTCGTGCAACCGTAGACGCAATCGATAAACATTGTAAATAAAAGGGGCTAAAAATGAGATGCGACCAGTTTTTTGGATTAAATGTCTGGGCCAGAGATTTAATATCTTCTCAATCAAAAAGGTGCACAGAATATTCAATAAGGGTTTATGAGGACGGAACTGTAGAAAGGCTTCCTGAAAAGAATTTAGCAATAAACCAAGTTAAAACTGAAAGAAGCGGCAAGCACCTTTTTGGAATGTATGATGTAACTTATGATCTATTTAAGTATATATTCCCTGATGGTAGAGTGTTTGAAGAAGTAGAACAGATTACAGTCTGGAGCAGCGGCCCAATGATATTTACAATGCTGGTAGATGAAAATGGGCAGCCTGTTAAAGAAAGTATGTGGGATGAAGACGAAATATCAACATATTAAGGAGTTTCAATGTCATAATAGCTATATTTGAATGTTGCAGACCCCTCAATATACATATCACCGTCTCTGTATGTTAATCTAACCTCTCCTAGTGAAGAGAGCCATACGTCATAAAAGTTAACAGTAAGTACAGTAGTTCTATAATTATCACTAATAACTAAACTGCCGCGTATCGTGTTATCTTTAGGATATATATGGTCTAGATCTGGATTAGCAGATGACGACGTAACATATTTTAAGTAGTCATGAAGTATAATCCAGTTCTCAAAATTACTATCAACAACAAAGCTTACGTTCCATTCTCCATAGTCAATGTCATGCACAGGATCTGATCTTGCTAAAATAGACATCCATCTATTTTCTATAGCAGGAATCGTCATGGATGGTATTACAGTCTCAAACAGATGCAGAGTAACCTTATCCTGATCTCTTAGAGATGTTAAAGAAGGAAATTTAGTTAAAACTAAACTGAAGTTTGTGGGTGTAGCTCTTGAAACTGTAACCATTTAAATTTTACCTATAAGTGTTCTGTCACCAGACCTGATACTTGCTATGATTTCTTTTGCAATTTTAGCTAAAAGTTTATTGTCTGCAAAAAATTTATCTAGAAAATGAATACTTCCTATTGCTTCAGGTATATATATTTTGCCTACCTGTTTAATCATATCATCTGATATAGGAGGATACACATTTGCATTAAGTTCAAAGCTTCCATAATATCTTGAATCTTGCGCAGAAATTTTAGCTAGTATTGAAAATAATTCTTTGCCTTGGTTAGCTACGCCTCTTCTAAATGCATTGAATATAAGAAGTTTAGTAACATATATGTTATCACTAAAATCTGTATTCTTGTATTCCTTAAATATTTTCTTTATGTCTTTATGAGTAATAGAACCATAAAATTTATCAAGATCGGCGATATAAATGCCATCATCTCTATATGATTTAGCTCTGGTGCCTACAGGAAAATAATTAAAAAACAAATTCATGTCTTTGATTTTGGTAAAAACATCTTGTATTGTTTTAATTTCTATTTCTTTATCACCAAAATGGGGCACTGAATCTGTTCCATAATCTCCTGAATAAAATTTGTCGTCATCAATTTGGTATTCACCTACTGGTATATCAGTGAAAAGTTTGTTTACTAACCTATTGACTTCTTTATAAAAGTTCTCAGTAGCTGTTCCATATATTCTATTACAGGTTATCATCTTAATTTTCTTAGTTTTCTTGTTAATAAACGGCTTTATTGCAATCCTAGCTACAGGCTTATTAATATTTCTATCATTACCATTAATAAGATATGCAACAATTGTACCACCTTTAATCTCTGTAGGTAAGTATCCTGCCTCAGCCCCGCCTAGTGCCATACAGCTACTCCATCCTCTGTCTGTAGACATTCCAGCAATGTCATATGGATGCCTAGACAAGACAATGTATGGGTCTTTAAGCTTTGCAGATTTCCTATTTTCATCATGTAAAAATATATCTAACATAGCTTTTCTTGAATCATTAAAGTTGCCTAGATCCTCTTTTGTCAAGATTCTACCAATTTTAAATATTCTATTATCTGACTTATCTATCTTTTTGGCAGTTCCTACAACATAATCTATTATTTCATATCCTATTTTTGATAGAACATATTTTATAGTATCATTTACATAGGTATTTCTTTCTTTATTTTCAAATTTTATGTAAATTCTATCTTTGCCTTTAAAGGCTTCATCATGAAGCTTTCTATTATACATTTTTGTAAAATGCTTAGCCTTACTAAGGGGCAAAGCTTCATTTAAATATGTCAAAAATTTCATTAGTCAAAGATCTCATATTTAATCATCATGGCTGCATCCTCATCGTATCCCTCAAATAGCTGTCTTGCTGAATAAGAATATGTACCGGAGGCTCCTGAAGTAAAAGTAGTTTCCATTTCTCTAGAATCGAAGGCGTCTTCGTCTAACCAATACATTCTTATAATACTATTTATAACACCAGAACTGCTTCCATCTTCTCCATCACCAAGCAAAGGTTTAAAGAAATATCCATGAATAGTAAAGGTTAAATTCCATACAGTCCATCTATACTCATCTTCTGCCATAGGGATATTTAAATCTGGAGTAGCGCTAGTTAATATAACCTTAAGGTCATATGCCTCTTCGTCGTATTCTGTTACTTTAGTTCTGATAAAAATATATGGATTAAAAGACGCAAAAATGGCTTCTAGAATCTGATCGGCTTCTACAGTATAATTCGCAATAATGGTTACTTGATAGTCTAGAACATAAGGAGACGGAAGCATATGGGCTTTGTACGAATTAGTTCCACTATTAATTGAAGAATATATCTCTTGAGTCTTTCCAGTAATTCTGGATGGATCTGGCTCTACGGAGATAAGCTGAACAGCGATTAAAGGTGTGGCCTTTTCATGTTTTTGGTCTTTAGCCCACATGTATGACTTTTCTTTTGGAGCCCATTTAACAGGAACAGTATGTAGTGACAAGACGTTGCCACTTCTATCGTATTTAGCTATCTGAATATTGTTAAATATATCTAAAAAAGCTAGGTTTGTGTTTCTTAATGACTTATAGTAAAAATGGCTCATTACATGACTCCGTATACAGAATCATAAGAAGGCAGATCAGCATAATTGTCAACAACATTAGTTTCGTGTTCAATGAACTCGTTATCACCCCATGCGCATAGAGGGAGTGTATCTGTTATGTCATCAGTAAAAACTGCTGCACTTAGATTTGTATTTTTATAAGGCCTCATCATAAATTCCCAAACAAATTTTCTCGACAGAAATATATTTTCTTCTTCTCCAACATCTGTGATAGAATACGTTCTATCATTCCATGGCATATGCACAATATCTCCGGCCATAGGAAGTCTGCTTTCGTCTACATCTCTATTAAAAGTGAACTTTGGCATTTGCGCAAAAGTTATATTTTCTTGACTTGTAATACCAAACATGTCTATTAAAGAAAGCTCTGTTGTTGGTTTATATGTAACTTTAGTCTTAAAAGGCCCAGAATAATATTCATTTTGGTCTTCACCGTAAAAAGGATCAGCATTATTATCATCTATAGAAGTTAAAACATAATAATCTACTTCTGTGCCAAAAATATCATTAGATTCTACACAAAGACTTTCAAACAGATCATGTTCATATGTCTGCTCTCTTGTATCTACTGCCCATGTAGGACCTGAGGTGTTTAGTATATTAGACATGATTATTTGTTACCCACAAGTAAGAATACCGCCTTCCCATGTCTCTACTTCTCTTAATGCTTTTTCCAGCTCTTCTATTTCAGCTTTTGATTCAGATAACAAATCCCCGCCATCTAGGCTTGTGCCTTGATTGCCTAAAGCAGAGAAAGAAGAGAACTTGCGGCGTATTAAACCTAAAGATTCTTTTGTTAATGCTCTAGAATAGTCTTCAATCCACATAGTATTTTCATAGAGATCAGCATTTAGAAAATCGTCTGTGTATTCAGGCAGGGTAGAATCTTTAAGCATATATGTTTTAAGAAGTAACCATCCAGGCGAGTCATATGTATAATCACCATATAGTAGACTGTTACCAGATGGAGGAGGAGGCTGAACTTCAAGCTGGTTTGTATAGCTGTGGTATTTATAGTTATATTCTTCCGGCGTATATCTGCGTAATGTCTCTAAAAAGTCTAAAGCCGCATGATAAGATATTAAGTTATATCCTTGAACATGCGATGGATCTAGAATACCAAACAATCCCTGCTCATATAAAGCATTAGATATTGTAAAAAGCGTATTAATGCCTCCGAGGTTTGCAGAGTCCATGTTATATGCTACTATGTCAGTAACGCCATCAGGCAAGTCATATAGATACTGATTTGCAGATAGCATAACAGTAAAAAAGACTTCTTGTGTAGCCTGACCTACAGCATATCTAATAAATTTCTTTTTTGCAAAATCTATGTGTTGAGATATAGTTTCATCTTCAACTTCTAGCTTTATACTAGGCCAACCTAGCCTTCTTTTAATTCTAACTATAAGATCATTCTTTGCGGTCATAAAAGTTTTCCTTACTCTTTAGAACTATTTATATAAGAAGTATAGGCTATTTAATATAGTCATCATAAATAGAATTCCATTGAATTTCTCTATTACGAATAGTTTCTTTTACATCAACAGGAGTTCTATCTAACTGTTCTTGTGTAAATTTTACTGTAGGTTTTGGAAGATAGGATCTATTTACTGAAACAGTGCTAGCACAACTACTTAAAGTTAGTAGTAAAAATACTGAAATTAATATTTTATACATTTTATCTCCTCATTCAACTAAATCAAGACTTCTTAATTGAGAATCAACGGTAGCATTAGGATCAGGACTGTTGATTACTTCTTCATGAAAATCTTCTATATCTGCTCTATTTTGTTCTTTAATTTCTTCGTAATGAACTTTTCTTTCTGCTTCTTCTTCAGTTTTTAGCTTTTTGTATCTGCCGAAGAAATCCATAAGCGTTTCCCAGAGTAATTTTATCCATTTCCACATAATAATCCTCACGGAATAAATGGTACATTTGGCAGTTTTATTGGTTGACTGCCTGGACCAAAAGCATCACTTTTAAGTAATGTTTCTTTGTTTGCTACAGGGTCATATTGATAGCGATCTATTATCATGCCTTTAAACCCAGTAATTCCATATACTGATACAGTAACATATCTAACAGTAGACGTATCCATCATAGGCAAAGCATCAATATTTATTGAAGTACAAGAAGGCAAAAAACAAAGTATTAAAATCATTAGATATTTCATTTAAATACTCTGTTTTTTAATTTAACTACCTTTTCTTTAGTCCAATAATACGCTATCGCGGGAATAAGAATGAGGTTCCAACAAAACTTTCTCATTTGCGTATTGTCCAGAAATCAGTTGCAAGATTTCTATTACTTAGATAGCTGAATGGAATAGTGCCTCTGCCTTTTTTACCCCATTCTGCACCATAACTGTTTTGAAAATGAAAGCCACCTTCTCCATCAAAGAGATGTTTGTCATATCCCCAGAAATAGATGCAGTGGCCTCCTAGAAATCTTTCATTTGGTTGTGGAACTAAAACTTTTCCTGTTTTTTCTGTATAATCACTGTCAAAAGATTCATAACATCCAATACCGCAAACAAAGCCCCATCCTGATGCAATACTCTGAATCATATCTTTTAAATCAGTAAGAGCATAATATTCTAAAATTTTATGATTTTCAGCGTCTAGATCTGCTTCTTTTGAAGGTTTAGAGGCCCAGTAATCTAAGTCATAAGGCCATACAGACTCTAGACATATTCCGTTTTTAGCAATAATCTTAATTGCTTCTCTTATTGAAGCCCCAGAATCATAATTTATGGGAATACCTTCTAGTTCTCTATACTTATAATAAGCATAGAGTCTAGAATATGGAACAGGAGGAATAATGTTCCTTACCTCTATGTCAGCATTTTCCATAGCAGAACTTATGCCATTAAAAACACAAGAACCTAGATTTAATTGATTTTTAATTGGAGCACAGATTAGGTACTTTACAGGAGGCTCTTCAACATATTCTACCTTCTCTTTAAACCTAAAATCTCTAAAATCTGGAGTATCTGGTTTCCACCCAAAATATTTCATATAAAGTCCTCTATAAAGGGGTAGGGCGCCTTTTGGGCGCCTTTGATAGGTTATTTGCCTTTTTGTAGTTTCTTAGCTCTGGCAGCACCAGCAAGTGCCTGAGGTATTGCTACTTTATAAGCAGCTGTAACTACGGCGTCTACAGAAGTAGGATCAGGACATGTTTGCTCTAATAGAGTCTTTGCTGCAGCTAATGAACCTTTTGCAGCAATGTAAGCAAGTTCAACTTCAGCATCATATTGACTTAATAGAGACAGTTGTAGTTGATCAGTTAAGATCTTTAAAGTATCTACAGTTGTATTTAGTTTTTCTACTACCTGAGGACCATTTGCGCACATAAATGCACATCCGCTAAAACTAAACATTAATACTACCATCAAAGCAGCGATAAATTTTCTCATAAAATTCTCCTTTTATTCTTCTTTATTTTTTGGGTTAGACCACGCAAGTGGTGAGTTTGTTCTTACTCCAACAATTATCATAATAATGCCAAGGATTAATCCTTGGGTAGGTCCATCTATCACTAATCCATATTTAAGTTGTAAATAGGACGCGCAAAGAGTTATAATTGACAAATAAACTCTTTTACTTTTATACCAAACAGTTGCCTCTGTGCAGTCTTTTTTCTTTTTATACATTTTACTCTCCGTTAGCACCTATATTTATATTCTTATTTATATAAATATATATAGAATTTTTACAGAAGAGGGTAATATGAGATTTTTAAAATATATAAATGAAGAATTTTTAGGTTATCTAGAAGGATATAACAGATCTGTAGAACTATTCATTAATCCTGATAGAAAAGAAATGCAAGAAGCTACATCTAATGGCAATTCTGCTAGATTTATAGGATTTAATAAAGATCTTTATTTATGGGATTCATATGGGCTTCTTCATGCAGATGTTGCACAAGAAATAAAAATAGGGCATAAATATAAAGAATATGGATTCTTCGGGGAAGCTAAATACAGCAGAGGAAAACTTACTATCTTATGGATAGACTTCTCTAATCATTTTCCTAAACAAGATCTAGTTAAATTCCAGAGATATTACAACGAACAGCTAGAACCGTATTATAATCAATTTTTCACATAAAACTAGAGCAAGTATAAGTTCAACTTGCTCTAGTTTAGCGTACTACAAACTTATTCAGTCTTTTCAGTATTAATGATTTCTTTTTCTTTGGCTTCTTCACTACAACCATAGCATCTTGTACATCAGCTGTAACTGTAGAATCTCCAAGTAAAAAGTTTATTTTTTGTAGAATCAATTTTTTTCCTTAGGTTCGTCTTCAAACAAAGGACTTAGTACCATCATGTCTCTTGTGCTTATAGATAAATAATCAATTTCAGTTAAAATAGAATATGGTAAAGGATCTAATAGAAGAGTTATGTCTTCCTTTAATAGTTCATCAAATTCTTTTCTAAAGTCTTCTGCTTTGTCAGGGTCTATAATAAATTTACCATTATCATCTTGTTTAGTATACTTCTTCATTAAAGCAACTCTACTCTCTTCAATGCCTCTAGCTTGATCAAGTAGAGCTTTTACAAATTTTCCTAGTTTAAAAGAGATTTTTATTGGTAGGTCTCTTTCTACTAGCTTTGTTAAAACAGAATCCATATCAAAAACATCTTTAACTTTTAACTTAATTGACATACACAATTCTCCTAAAGTTTTAATTTAATATTAAACCGAAACCCTAAAATGTAAACCTATGACGTTATCGCCGTTTTAATTTGAATGATAAAATCTAAGGTCTTGTTAACTGTTACTCCTCCAGTCCATGAGCACTTAAGATCAGCTATATAATCTCCTTCACTTAGATTTGTATCTGTAGCTGTTAACTTTACAACAACAATTCCAGAAGCAGCACTAGTTTTTGTGAAAGAACTATCTGCTTTAGATATAGAATATACTGTGTCGGTTCTATTAGCTTTAACTCCTAAGGTTAAAGTTGCTGCAGATAAATCTACAACAGTACCCGCAGAATCTTTCACAGTGATAGTAATATTTTTAGCTTCACCTTGTTTAATAACAATTTTAGTAGTAGACGTTGCCATATTTTAATCTCCACTTAATTCAAAAATCTTATCTTTATCGCTTATCTGTCTAACTACCATAGAACAAAGATCTTGACCATTAAATCTAAAATAAGAGAGAGATAACTCGACAAAAATTATCTCTCCATTCTTGCGTTTGTGCCTTCTTACAACAACATGATTTTCTTTTTTTCGTATTACGTCTCTACTAAGCTCTGACTCTGCGGAAATACTATAAGCATTGAGAGTTTTGAACTCAGCTTCTTCATAACCATAGAGTTCGCAAGCTCTAGGATTTACTTCAAATATACTTTCTGTCTTAGTGTCAAATAAGACAATAGCATCGAAGCAGTAGTCAAAGATTTTCTTGTACTTTTCTTTTAAGCTATTTAGCTCTTCTTCTATCTGTTTTTCTTTAGTGATGTTTACGGCGATAAAGACACAACCTACGCTCTTTTTTTCTGCGTTGTATATGTGGTTGAATTGTAATCTAAAAAACTTATCATGGTATTTGATATAGCGCAGATTACATAAACAAGGAGAGAATTCTTCTGAATTTTCACATTTACTTGTAATGTCTTGGCAAAAAATGTCACAAATCAACTTTCCAGTAACATCAGTGAAGTCTTTATGAACTGTAGAAGTAAAAGCTTTGTTTACTCGTCGTATTAGCCCTCTATTATCTAAAATTGCTATATTTTCTTCAACAGCGTCGAAGGTCAATTCCCATAGTCTTTTAGATGTTTCTATTTTCTGTTGATAGCATTTAATCTTGTCTATAGCAATATTTATGTTATCTATAGAAGAAATAACTTTATCTGTAAAGGGCTCAAAATTTGGAATTAATGAGTCTTTATCTGGTAACCATATTTCGTTTTTCATACATTTTCCTTTACTTTCTAAAATATGTTATAAGAATAGCTATAACAGAAACTATGATAGGAACTAACCACTTCAGGTCGTCTCTGACATTTTTGTCTTTTTTAATTTCTGAGTCTAGACGAACCTCAAGTTCTGTAAGTTTTATCCATATGTTCTTATGGGCGTCATTAAATTTATCTCCGATGTCTTTAATTTCTGCTTTTAATGAATTTAAAGAATCCTGGAGTAGTTTCCAAAGGTCTTCAGCCATAGAATACATCCATATATTTTATTGACCTAATCCAGAATTACGGTAATCTTCCATAGTTGTGCCGTGTAATTTTACTACAGATTCTATAATATCTTCTGGTTTTTCCCAGACTTCTTTACTTAGGGCAATTTCTTGAACTTTTGTGCGCGCAATTAAATACTCTTTTATAGGTACGCAATCAGTTACTTTGGTTGTTATTAGAACAGGTTCTTCTTTAATCTCTATTGGCTCTTCTTTAGGATCTAGAACAGGCTCTTCTTTAGGATCTAGAACAGGCTCTTCTTTAGGATCTAGAACAGGCTCTTCTTTAGGATCTA